CAATGAGTCGTGGCAAAAAGTATTAAGAGGGTATAATCCAGAGCCTAGACAGGGACAGATCCCTGTTTTTTACTTGATGAATACTCAAGTTGCAAATTCTGTGCCTGTTTATATCTGGTATCGAGGAGAAAGAGACGATAATACAAAACTATCACTATCAAATACACCTCCTAGTAGTAATAATGGTAAACCATACTACCTTGTAGGGACTCTAGGATATATTTTTACGTCAGAAAGTGATGCAAATGCCTATGCAGGGACAGGAGAGACCGCTGTGCCCCTCTATCATTACTTCTATGACCCAGAAGATGACTTCTATACTATCAATCCTGCAGCAGAAGTTAACCTGAGTGGCGGTCCTATCGCCCCTGCAGAGGCGAGAGCAGGTCAATATGTATATCAGGGTATCTTTGGGTATGTTTTTCAAGGAGAAAACCCTGATGCATCAGACAATGAGTTTAAAGATGTAGGTAAAATAGGTCCTACTGGTCAGTGTATTGACAAATCGGGTTGGTATACATGGGATACTAACAGTAGTAGTCCGTTTAGTTACAAGTCTTATAGGAAAAACTCCTTCGGGACGAATGCATTTGGTCAACCTATAGGCACACCAGGTGTTGCAGGGTTTGGTGAGTCGGGAAATGCAGGTATTGTAGGTGGTGTGCAGGCAGATGGAGACGCAAACTTCGAGTGGTTGTATGGATTAAACGGTGCAGTCAAAGGAGCAGTGCCTAGATTCCTAGGATTCCAGACTGCGTATGACTCACAATACATGTATTATCTGTATGACACGTCATATCCGTGGAATGGTCCTATATTTGGAATACAATATCTACTCTCAGATGCAGGTTGTTGCCCAAATCACCGTCAAAACAACAATAATACTTGTGTTGTTAACGAAGAATGGTATTCTCACTTCTATCAGATCCGTGAAGACTCGTGGAAAACGACTAGGACACGCATAGATGTCTCAGGACCTGCGGGATCTGGCGTAGAAGAGTCATTTAGGACTGCGGATACAGACACTACAAGGATATTTTTCAAATATTTGACGACAACTGGCACATTTAAGAAGGGTGAGCAGATAAACGGATGGAATATTGCGGGCATTTTCTACTTCGGTGGCAAAATGAATGCGGGATATATGGAATTAACAGCGGATGGACGCAAGAGAGGCAAGAAATTTACCTATCAAGAGCAGTTTTCGAGCAGACCTTACCCTGTAGACGAGGGTGAAGACCCGCCTCCTGTCGCAACTATACAAGTTTTAGCAGGATATGGCATAGAAGACAAGGCAGCCTTCTTTGGAGTGTATGAATTTGAGAAAAATATCTCATACTACAAGGTAAAATTAGATCCAAAGGCACTCATACCGACACGCACACTCGATTTAGCAGAGGCAGAAGCGATTGTAGACACTGAAGGTAAGATAGTTGAGATCAAAGTTATCAATGGTGGCGTCGGATATCGCAATCCTACCATAACTGTAGCGGAGCCTGGTCAGTTAGAGGAGTTTAGTAGCACAGATACAGCACGTCAGATGCGTGGTGCCTTCCTTAGAGACTACGGATCACCTGTAAAGTCCTTCCCAGAGTATAATTCTACTGGTGAAATAGGTGAGCAGAAGATATCTTTAGACAAATTTGAGCGTAGACAGCTCCAAGTGTTGCAAAATAGGAAGGAAAGAGAGTTTGATACGGTGCAACAATTCCGTAATGCAGAGATTAGAGTCGGAAGAATCACTAAATCAGGTATTATTAAGCGTATTGACGTGATAGATGGTGGATCTGGATACGATCCACACTTCCCTCCACAGGTTTACATCGCAGAATCAGGACTTTCTATAGATGTAGAGACAAAATTAGACGAGCCTACACTAGATTCCTCTCAAATTGACATCGAAGAGATGTTTGATTTCGAGACTGAGGGCAATCCGCTCAGTAGTAACCTAATTACAGACGAAATGGCAGAGGTAAATAAGGGTTACACTAGCAATATTCCGATTACATACATGGAATACGCAGAAGTTGACCCAGAAGGTAAGACAGTATTGTGTCAAAACCTCCCTGCGGACTGTATACAGATAGATATGGGTCTTCCTTTGGTCGAAGCAATGCCTCCTGTAGAGACTTTTGAGAATTTGAGTGCACAAGAGCCTCCACAAATGATGTTAGGACCTAATGAAACCTCATCTCCCGCTGCAGAGAAGTTTTCAAGCGGTGTATATTCCGATATTTTAGGTGGATTGCAGCAATCTGGTGCGGACAGCGAGTCATTTAGTGGTCTCTACGGAAGTTTTAACGGAAATAGGTGCATGATTGTCGATCAACCAGTGATTCACAACATCAAAAAGTGGTTTCAGATGCCTTGTGCGTATATGGAAGCGGAAGAAAACCCAAGATCCAACTTTTACGGCGAAGTGCAAGACGAATTTAGGGCATCGCGGAAAGCATTTGGGTATTTACCTTGGAAATACTGTGCTCCGCATGATGAAAAAGCAGAATTTACCGTTTCACTCTCATTTGACGGAAAGACAATAGGTAATCAAGGTCAAGCATTCATGAAATTCTTGAATACTTTGCCAAAACCCAAACTTTCACCTAAAAGAAATGTCGCAGGTGGGTATAAAACATGGAGTTGCACCCGAGGTAACGTGCCAGGTCGCTGTTATCGTGGTAGTAACAATAGTATAGAATACGTCCCAATCGGACTTGACGAAAATACATATGATTATAACCGTAGTAACTATTCTAGAGCACAACAATTTAGTTTGTGGTTAGGAAACAACCTAGATGGCACTCCTACGGACACCACTTCTAATTGGAGTACACTAATCGATGGAGTCCCCACACCAGGATCTCAAAGCTATACTGAGTTTTCAGTCAATGGCGGGAGTTGTCCAAGTGACCCTACCAATATTCCTCACGATTGTTGGGATAGATATGTGCGTAAGGGAAGTAACACGAATGGAGTCCTTGATGTCTACTGCGGATGGGACGACAACGGAAATCCGCTTGCAGGACAAACCTACTACGAGATCACCCCGCCTTCAGCAACAAATACAGGAGCAAATGGAAACAATACTATAAGTAGTAATTGGCCAGGCTCAGGAGGTGGTCTGTGCAACACCTGTAATGCACTAGCACACGTTGCAGACTGCTCTATTGCCGTTGACCCTAAACGTATGGAAACAGAGCGTTACAGGATCAAGATGGGTGACTACACAGGCAAGATGGAAATAATGAATTATCTGACTGGTGGCACAAATGCACTAGCAAGAAGTATTAAAAACTTAGGTAACCCATTCTTCGACGAGTGCCAAGATAAATACCCATATCTGGATGGTAGAGAACTAGAGGGACAGGGATAATGGGATTTGGATTTCTAAAACCAGTTGCTGCTATCAATGGTCTACCTGATTCTGGACATGGGTTGTGCTTACCTCCCACAATCCACAGTACGGAGTCTTGCGGAGCTATCCCAAGGACAAGGACTATTCGTATTAAGGAATATACTTGTTGGTGGCCACCTCTTAGTCTAATACCTTTGACACCTTTAGCACCAAATCGTGCTACAGTATTAGTCAATGGTTTCCCCATCATGTTGGCGGGTGATAAATTCATTGTACACCCATCTGCATGTACGAATATAGTGATCCATATGTGTCCATGTGGTAAATCACTATGTCCGAAACCAACGCCCTACCCTTGCTCGGTATTAACGACAGAGGATAGAGGTGTTGGACATGATAGGACTCTATATCCTACAACCTTAACTGTGTTTGCACTCAAGCGATTGATTGCTAGACAGTTAGACCCACTAGGAGTCGGATTTCCTGGCTTCTCGTATCCTTGCTCATCAGTCGTAGCATATGGCTCGATGAATGTATGGGCAGGTTAGTAAACTTATTAAATTATTATGGCAACACGATCAACAATGTTTGTATCTGGCGGAGTAGATACAAGACCAAAGAAAACTAGACAAGGTAAAAGTCAAAATACTAAATTGTCTGCTACCTCAAGAAATAAGCCTCGTAAAAAGTATCGTGGACAAGGCTAAATAATAAACGTAACCTATATTATGGCAAAATTCATTATTAATGCATAGTGTCATACAGAATTCGATCAGATAAAAACATAAGTCGTGGTTTTAGAGATTTTGCAATGTCTTTCAAAGCAAATCCTAATAGCCGCGACTTTGGTGCTGTCAAAAATGAGAATGCAATCAAGCAGGCAGTCCTAAATCTGATTAAAACCGATATTGGTGAGAAACCCTTTCAGTATGATGTCGGATCTAGAGTAACTGGATTACTATTTGAGCCTTATGATGTTTTTACAGGTGAGGCAATCAAAGATGAAATACAAAGCACTCTAGACAGATACGAAAAACGTATCAGAGTGACATCTGTCAATGTGCAAGACGGTTTTGACACTAACTCATTAGAAGTTAGAGTTGAATATACAATCGTAGGAGAAAGAATCACTAAAGAGATTGACTTTATACTAGAGAGGACGTAATGGCTGCAGTACCATCAGAATTAACCTCCTTAGATTTCTTTGAAATCAAGGAATCGATAAGATCTTACCTCAGGACTCGATCAGAGTTTACTGATTATGACTTTGAGGGATCTGCTGCGTCTTACCTCCTAGACATTCTTGCTTATAACACATACTATACTGCATTTAATGCAAACATGTCTCTGAATGAGGCATTCTTAGAAACATCTACTGTCAGAGACAATATTGTTAAAGTTGCTAAGCAACTTAACTACACTCCTCGTAGTGTAAAGTCTCCAAAAGCATTTGTGACAGTAACTGTGCAGACTTTAATCGGTGCAAACGGTCTAACTTACCCTGAGCAGGTCACAATTAACAAAGGTGACTCGTTTAGTGCTGAAAATAACTTTGATGACTATATTTTTACAATTCTATCTCAAGTCCAAGCACCTGTTGACCAACAGACAGGTAAAGCAACCTTTAGATGTCTTGCAACGTATCAAGGTAACCTTCTTACTTACTCATTTGTTGTTAATAACACGAAAAGACAAGAATACATCATTCCTAGTGAAGATGTAGACACTGAAAGGATGATTGTTTACATATCTCCTTCTGTGCAGTCATCAGAAATTGATATTTACAATAGAGCAACCTCATCTGTTAACTTAGACAGTAATTCTCGTATTTACTTCCTTGAAGAAGTTGATGATTTACGTTATAAGGTAATTTTTGGTGATGGAGTGTTAGGAAGACAATTAGTTGACGGTGAATTTGTAAAAATTGACTATGTAAGGACAGTTGGTAAAGAAGCAAACGGTGCAAGAGACTTTACTTTCATTGGGACAGCAAATGATAGCGAAGGACGCATAATTAGCAACAATGCTATTAGTGTTGTTACTGAAAACCAAGCAGCAGACGGTGAAGACAGAGAATCACCTGTATCAATCAAGTATAATGCTCCTAGATTGTATACAACACAAAACAGAGCAGTAACAGAGAGAGATTTTGAGAATCTAGTAAGACAACTCTATCCACAATCACGATCAGTGGTTGCATATGGTGGTGAGAAGTTAAATCCTCCTGTTTATGGAAAAGTTTACGTTGCAGTTAGACCTAAGACTGGATCTAAGTTGAATGAGACTACAAAAGTCAGAATTAAGAATCAATTAAAAGATTATTCGATCGGTGCTATCGATCCGATCATCATTGATCCTACAACTCTTTATGTTATTCCTAAATCTTACGTTTACTATAATGGTAATGACACTAATCTTAGTTCTAATGACCTAAGGACTAAAGTATTAAAAAATATCGACGATTACAACGCACAAAATGCTGCAAATAGATTCAACAACAGATTTGAAGGATCTAAGTATGCAGGAGTAGTCGATAACTCTGATCCTGCTATCTCAGGTAGCACAACTCAGATTACTCTAGGTCAGAATCTTGATACATTCCAGTTTGGTCAAGTATTCAACCAATGTCTAGATTTCAACAACCCTTTATTCCGTCCAGGCGACTATTCTGGCACTAGTGATGATAATGGCACTGGCAATGGAAACGGCACCTCAGGGGACGGCACAGATGGGTCTGACGGCACATGTAAACCAACCTTCTCTGTAGTTAAATCAGGCACATTCTATGCAACTGGATATACTGAAAGTCTTCTTAATAATGCCAATCTAACTAGTGGTGTTGTCCAAGTAGATACTGCAGTTTTTGACTCTACTACTTCACAAACTCTTGTCCCTGTAAATTTAAGAGATGACGGTAAAGGTAACATGATGTTAGTTACTGTTAAAGATGAGGCAGAAGTAATCTTAAATAATAATGTCGGGTCAGTCAATTACAATACTGGTGAAGTATGTGTAGGACCTCTAAACGTTGCACTAACACCTGACGATACAAACAGAATTCCAGTGGTTGTCTACCCTAGCGGTGGATCACTTGAGCCTCCTGCAGGCACCGACCCAATCATCTTCAACCCAGACGTAAATCCAATAGATTATACGATCAATGACTTATCAGTCCCTATCTTCGATCCTAATAATTTCAGTGGATTTAACTTTGGTGGTGGAGAGCTAAATATACTTGATTACCCCACGGATACATTCACTTATCCCGATATAGAAGACTGCTTCTAAGTTATGTCTAGAGTACAGGTTTCTGACAGAGTTGAGCAACAGTTACCTGATTTTATTAAATCAGAAGACCGTGCCTTTGTCCAGCTACTACAAGAATACTACAAGTCACAGGAAAAAGTAGGTAGACCCTACGACATCCTTAATAATGTACTCGATTATCTTGACTTAGACACTTATCAGTCAAATGTCTTAACATCCGAGACAAGTGTGCTTCAAGCAATAGGTTTGAATGACACAGAGATTGTTGTCGAAGATATTGACGGATATCAGGAAAGAAATGGTAGTATTAAGATTGATAATGAAATCTTATACTATGAATCGGTAACCAGAGGTCCTGATGCTATCATGACACCTGGTATTGCACCACATGAATTTAAGAAGAAAGAGCAAGCACTAGAAAATCCATATTACGAGTTTGATGGCGTCCAAACTACATTTCCATTAAAGTATCAGGGTAACCCAGTTAGTCCTGCGTCTGTAGATCACCTAATAGTTACTGTCTATAATGTAACTCTTAGACCTACAGTAGATTATACTGTCAGTGGCACTAATATCATCTTCACAGTGCCCCCTAGAGCACCCCTAGGAGGCGATGACCAAGGTTTTACTAAGATTGTATATCTTATAGGTTTTGCTGATAAAACCATCGTTACAATGGATCCTATACCATTCTCAGAATGGCAAGGCACAAAATATTATCCTCTAAGAGTAAATGGATCTGCATATACTCCAATTTCTGATGTTTCTCTAATTGTCAATCGCTCAGGACAAT